TCATCGACTTCCACCCGCTTAAGTCGAGGGTCAACAAAGGTCTGGGCCCAGTAAGAACTGAGATATGAATCCATGCCTTTAAAATCGGAGATTCCTGATGTCTCCTTCCAAATGCGGTTGACCAACGCACTTAGTATGGGATGCCCTGGAGATTGGTGGTAGAGACTATGTGCCATATTCCTAAGAATTGCTAGCTGCTTACTTCTTTTCAGCCTATGTCCCTTTTTGACAAATAATGAGCTTCCCAAAGCTTTGCCAATCGGCAGGTATGCCTTCCCTGCCACCACCCTCTTACGGAGAAAATCGCAGTCTCCGTCCTGAGTGCCCTTGAGCTCACTCGAGAACCCTAGCCCCAACCCTTCAATGATCGCCGGATCTGGGATATGGACGGGCACAAGCCCATCATCCCCTTCGGCCAACATCTTGGTGAAAGCTAGACCTTTCTTATAAGCGCAAAAGGCCATTACCGTGACATTCACAATCCCGTTCCCGAAAGAAGTCCAGAAGTCACCACTACACCTGGTGCCGATGAAAAATTCACCCCACCTAGTGTGCAGCTTCCTCCCTTTCAACGTAAACTTCAGATAGCTAGCTTTAAGCTTTGACCATCCGAAGCGATTACACAGGCGCACAATGACATATGACTCAAGAAGCCGGATGTACTGATCAATCGATGACTCGAAAGCGCTGTAATCCGACACTGAGTACGGCTCATCAGTGTGTCCCATGATCTTATCAAACGTTTCCCGAGGGGACATAGACTTAACCTGGTACTGCGAGAACGGAGACAAGTTCCACATGTGAATCAAAACAAGGACGGGGCAACATAACATCAGCATCAAGGCTGACATCGTCATGATTCCCCTTGGTCGAGGCTTGCCGTTTTTGGTGTTATGCTCAAACTTGACGAAGAACCCGTTCCTTTTGAACTTCTTCTCCTCCTTAGCTGACATGTCACCTCGAACAAACCGCTCGTAGTCCTGCACGTTCTTTTCAATCCACTTAGCGGACCTTTTACCATTGTAGTGTTCACGGAACACATCCACAACTTCTGGTTCCTCACCCGGACAATCGACAGCGTCGATGAATGTGTCCAAGAAAGACATGGCGAATTCCAGATACTCGTAAATGTTTGCCAACGCACGTGACGTCAAGTCTTTCGACATGGCCCTACCACAAAACGCCGCCAGTGTGTTAACCGAGTTTGTCACTGAGAACAATCCCGGTCCAACCCTACCCAGCGGAGTGTGAAGGCAACCGATTGGGTAAACGCCTATGGCATTATCACCGGTTGATTCCGT